AAAATATAAAATATATATATAAAATATAAAATATATATTTAAAATATATATATAAAATATTAAATATTAAATATTAAATATAAAAACATTTAATTATTATAATATATTTATTATGTTATTGACATTATTTAAACCATTATTTAGATCGTATGGAAAAACTATATTCTATAATAATGAAGACAGATATAAACACTATATACTTATAGATAATTATAAAAAATTTGTACAAACACGAAAAAAATTCATTGGTATTACAAATAAATCTCATACACTTACATTATTATTATAAACCGTATTATTATAAACAGTATTATTATAAAATTTTTTCTAATTCATTTATTTTATTTTCATCAAGATTTTGTGGAAATAATATAGTAAATTCTATAATTAAATTTCCTTTATGTTCTCCTCTTATCATTCCCATATTAGGAATAGTTTTTTTATAAGTTGGTGTTATAATATTACCTTTTGAATTATTAATTTTAAATATTCTATCATCAACATATTTCATATCAAATGAAAACCCACATAATGCTTCTTTAAGAGAGATTTGTTTTTTATAAATCAAATCTAACCCATTACGAATAAAATCGGTTTTATTCTTAATTTTTATAAAAATCTTAATATCTCCTCTATTTGTATCACCTAGAATATTACCTTTATCTCGTATAATAATTAATTCATTATCATCTACACCTTTAAATATTATTACATATAATTTTTCTGTTTCTTCACGTCGTATATCATTTTCAACTATCCATCTTGTTATCATTAAAGGTTTGGTACATCCAGTAAATGATTCAAATAAAGTAATTTCTATATTTTTTATAATAGGAACAGGTTTATTAAAATTAAAGCCTGTTTTAAATTGTTGAGACGGTTGTCCATTTACATTATGACGAAAAACATTATTACTATTTGTAAAAAATTTAAAAAACTCTTCTGGATTTATAGTGTTATTAAAATTGAATTGTCTACTAGTATTATATGTATCATCATATAATTTTCTCTTGTATTTATCTCCTAGTGTTTCATAAGCCATACTAATTTCTTGAAATTTTTTTGTAGATTCTTCGCCTCCATTATTTCGGTCAGGATGATACTTGAGCGATAATTTTCTATAAGATTTTTTAATTTCTTCTGGTGTTGCATTTTTTTCAACTTCTAATATTTTATATAAATCATTTTCCATTTATAATATAATTATTATAGATAAACTTAAATACTTATTAACGAATAACTATAAGTTATATCAATGGAATTACCTTTTATTTATAAATATCAACCTATTTTTTTAAAAGATTTTGAAATAGATGAAGAATTATTAATGCTGATTAAAACACTTATTAATATGGATACACTAAATGTATTATTTGTTGGTGTTTCTGGTAGTGGCAAAACATCATTGATTAATGCAATTATTAGAGAATATTATGGTTTTTCACCTAAAAATGATGAAGTACTTTCTATTAATACTTTAAAAGAACAAGGTATTAGTTATTATAGAAATGACGTTAAAACATTTTGTCAAACTTCTAGTAGTATTTTGGGGAAAAAAAAATTTATTTTACTTGATGATTTAGATATTATAAACGAACAAAGTCAACAAGTTTTTAGAAATTGTATAGATAAATATAGTAATAATGTTCATTTTATTGCCTCTTGCAGTAATACACAAAAAATAATAGATAGCTTACAATCAAGAATGACTATTATAAAACTAAAACCATTACATAAAAAAAATCTTATAAAAATAGTGCAAAAAATATGTAAAATAGAAAATATTTCTATAACAAATGAAGCAGAAAATTTTATTTTATCTGTTTGTAATAATTCAGTAAGAATATTAATAAATTATTTAGAAAAATTTAAGTTATTAGGTAAAGATATAACAGAAGAATTAGCTATATCAATCTGTACTAATATATCGTTTCAAGAATTAGGTAAATATACTGAATATTGTAAAGATAAAAAAAATATTAGTTATGCAATAAATTTAATATATACGTTTTTTGATAAAGGTTATTCTGTTATGGATATTTTAGATAGCTATTTTCTTTTTATTAAAACTACAAATATATTAACAGAAAATGAAAAATATAAAATTATAGCAATTATTTGTAAGTACATAACAATGTTTCATAATATTCATGAAGATGAAATTGAACTTGCGTTATTTACAAATAATTTAATAGAGATTTTATCAAATTAGGTATATTTTTCTAATTTAAATATATATAAATTATGTCATCACAACTATTTAAAAAAAAAATTCCATCAGATATATTATTTAATTTCCTTGAAAAATTTTGTGAAAAAAAAGAAAATTACTATTTATTATCTAAAATATCTTTCAAACAAGCATCTTACCATAATTATATAGATGAGTTATGTAATACATTAAAAGAATATTATCATACTTCAAAATTATATTACATTGAACGAAAATTAAATTATAGTAAATTTGTCACAATTATTAGACAATTATGTAATATTAATAATATAATATATACTAATAATATAGTATATAACAATTCAACATATGATATATTATATCACATATATTTTGAATAATATTTTTTTATATTATACATCTATATGTTAATATATTAATATGTTAATATGTTAATATGTTAATATGTTAATATGTTAATATGTTAATATCTTAATATGTTAATATGTTAATAAATATTTTCCAATATTTGTATCTGACTCAAGAACTTGTTTAATGGATAATCTTGCAAACCATTGAAATTGCTTTCTTTTTAAAAGTTCGTCGTCTGGAATATATACACCATATATATTATCACATAAATCAATAAATGAATTACCTATTAATCTTTCAATACTAATAGGTTTATTTTCTCTATCTTTTACACCTAACATATCTGCTTTAATAATATTAATTTCATTTGTTATTATTTTATTATTACACCATTGTTCATTGCTACCAAGAAAATCACTTTCATTCGTATAATCTAATGAAATCAAATTTTGTAAATATTCAATATATTCAGCCATTAATTTATTATTTTTCGTACATCCCATTATTTTTGTTGTTGGATAAAATAGATTATTTACTGATGTACTATTTCTATCGATAAATTCTCCTACAAACATTTTATCATCATTTATGCCATAATTATAAAGATTATTAAGATTTTCAAAACATATAAAAGAACCGGGTAATACCATACCACCAAAAGAATGAAGTGTACGTGCTAATGCTAAATGTCGTAATTTATTTCTAATAGGTTCTGATACATGATGTAAATCAATATTCCAACCAGGAATAATATTTTTAAAAGTGTCATCATCAATTAAACAAATATTAAAATCATTTCCACACTTATCTATTATACTTTTAATTGTTAAATGTAAATAAGGTTGATTTAATTCATCTGTATTTCTTGAACCAAAATTAATCCATTTACGACTATTTTGTTCATAATTTAAATGAATCCAAATAATTGGTCGTTTACTTTGTGCTAAAGATGAATCATTCAAAAGATATTTTCTTACTAATTCATAATCACTCATTTCTTTATCTTTCATTATATATTTTTTGTATTTTTCATATATCATTCCAACAGCAAATAAAAGAATTATAGATGTTCCATATTTAAAATAATCCATTTATAATATTACTTTATATTTTTTACAGATAAAGTAATATTATATTTTAATTATTATATTATAAGTATTATGTTCTATATTTTTATTTTTAGATATATATTTTAATTATAAATTTAATAATAAAATTGAAACATAAAATTAATTGATTAATAATTAATAAAAAAACAATATTGTAAGAACTATACAATCATGGCTCCTTCAAATACGAATCTCGCAAAGACTTATCAGAAAAAAACTGATAAACAACATGTTCTTGATAATCCAGATACATACACTGGTTCAATGGAAACGACCGACTATGATACTTATATACTAGATAATGAAACATCATCTGTTATAAGAAAAAATATTACTATTATTCCAGGTTTATATAAATTATTTGATGAAGGTATAGTAAATTGTCGTGATCATCAAGTTCGCACAGAACAAGCAGTTAATTCTGGTAAAGAAAATACTATTCCAGTATCTTATATTGATATTTCAATTAATACAGATGATGGTACTATCACTATGATAAATGATGGAAATGGTATTGATGTAGTTGAGCATCCAGAATATAATATATGGATACCAGAATTAATTTTTGGACATCTTCGTACTTCTACAAATTATGATAAAGATCAAAAGAAAATAGTTGGTGGGAAAAATGGTTTTGGTTTTAAGCTTGTTCTTATTTGGTCCACATGGGGTAAGATTGAAACAGTAGATCATATAAGAGGTCTAAAATATACACAGGAATTTACTGATAATTTAACAGTTATAAAAAAACCTACAATTAAAAAATGCAATAAAAAACCATATACAATGGTATCTTTTAAACCAGATTATACTCGTTTAGGAATTAATGGTCTTTCAACTGATATGGTTTCATTATTTCAAAGACGTGTATATGATATTGCGGCAATTACCAGTAAAAAAATAAAAGTAAAATATAATGGAGAACTTATACCAGTAAAAACTTTTGAACAATATGTTGATTTATATATTGGTCCAAAAATAGATAAATCACGAGTTTATGAACAAGCCAACGAGCGATGGGAATATGCCGCTTGTCTTGCTCCAAAAGAAGAATTTACACAAGTTTCATTTGTTAATGGAATATATACTGGAAAAGGTGGGAAACACGTAGATTATATTTTAAATCAAATTATTAGAAAGCTTACGGCTTTCATTTCTAAAAAGAAAAAAATAGAAGTTAAGTCAAGTACAATTAAAGAACAACTAATGCTGTTTGTTCGGTGTGATATAGAAAATCCAACATTTGATAGTCAAACAAAAGATTATATGAATACTCCTATAAGTAAATTTGGATCAACTTGTGAAGTAAGTGATAAATTCATTGAAAAATTAGCTAAAATGGGTGTTATGGATGCGGCGTGTGCTCTTACAGAAGTAAAGGATACTAAAATTGCAAAAAAAACAGATGGAACAAAAAGTAAAAATATACGAGGAATACCAAAATTGATTGATGCTAATTTTGCTGGAACGGATAAGAGTGATGAATGCACTATTATCTTTTGTGAAGGAGATTCTGCTAAAGCAGGTATTGTTTCTGGACTTTCACAAGCAGATCGCAATATTATTGGTGTTTATCCAATGCGAGGTAAATTATTTAATGTACGAGGTGAGACACAAAAACGAATAATAGAAAATAAAGAAATTAATGAGATAAAACAAATACTTGGATTAAAAACAGGAAAAACTTATACAAGTGAAAATATTAAAGAAACTTTACGATATGGAAAAATTCTCTTTATGACTGATCAAGATTTAGATGGTAGTCATATTAAAGGATTGGGTATAAATTTATTTGATTCAGAATGGAACTCACTTATCAAGATTCCTGGTTTTATTGGCTTTATGAACACTCCTATTCTTAAAGCAAGAAAAGGAACACAAGAAATTATGTTTTATAATGATGGTGAATATGAACAATGGAAAGCGGCAAATTCTAATAATATAAAAAATTGGAATATTAAATATTATAAAGGTCTTGGTACAAGTTCAGGTAAAGAATTCAAAGAATATTTTCAACAGAAAAAAATAGTTAATTTTATAAGTACAGGAGATCAGTGTAGAGATTCAATTGATATGGTTTTTAACAAAAAAAGAGCGTGTGATCGTAAAGATTGGCTTAAAAGCTATAATAGAGAGTTATATTTGGATACAAATAAAAAAAATGTAAGTTATGAAGAATTTATTAATCGTGAAATGATACATTTTTCAAAATATGATTGTGATCGATCTATTCCAAATTTAATGGATGGACTTAAAACAAGTCAAAGAAAAATATTGTTTACAGCATTTAAACGCCGATTAAATAAAGAAATTAAAGTTGCTCAGTTTAGTGGAAGTGTATCTGAAATAAGTTGTTATCATCATGGAGAACAAAGCTTAAATGGAGCGATTATTGATATGGCACAAAATTATGTTGGTTCAAATAATATAAATTTACTTACACCAAAGGGTCAATTTGGAACACGACTTCAGGGTGGAAAAGATTCCGCTGCTCCAAGATATATATACACGCATCTTACAAAATTAACACGTACTATATTTCAAGAAGCAGATGACAATGTTTTACATTATCTAAATGACGATGGTACACCAGTTGAACCGATTTATTATGTACCGATTATTCCAATGATTTTAGTAAATGGTAGTATAGGTATTGGAACTGGTTTTAGTACTGATATCATGTGTTATAATCCTATTGAAATAATTGATTATATTATTCAAAAAATAAGTTCAAAAAATATAATTAATATTAAAATTAATCCATATTATCAAGGGTTCAAAGGAACAATTACTGAAATAATGCCACAAAAATATCTTATCAAAGGTTGTTATGAAATAATTTCTAATAAGCAAGTAAGAATAACTGAACTTCCTATAGGAACGTGGACTGATGATTATAAACAATATCTAGAAAACTTAATTGATAATAGTGATTCAACTGGTAAAAAAAAGAAAACTCCATCATTTGTGAAAGAATATACTGATATGAGTACTGATCAAATAATAGATATTACTATTACATTAGCAAATGGTGTATTAGACGAACTCATTAAAAAAGAAATCGAATATGGTTGTAATTCTCTTGAAAAATTATTAAAACTTTATACAACCCGTAGCACAACAAATATTCATTTATTTGATGAAAATGATAAATTAACAAAGTTTGATAGGGTAGAAGATATTATTGATCAATTTATTAAGGTTAGAGAAGAAATTTATATTAAACGAAAAGCATACCTAATTAATACACTTGAATGTGAAGCCCTAATTTTATCAAATAAAGCACGATTTATTAGTGAATTATTAAATGATACTCTTGATTTAAGACGTAAAAAACGATGTGAAGTTTCAAAAATATTAAAGTCTTCTAAATATGATATTATTGATGAAGATGAAGACTTTAAGTATTTAGTTAAAATGCCAATGGATACGGTAACCGAAGAAAATGTATCAAAATTATTATCTGATACAAATATGAAACGTCAAGAATTAGAAAAACTTAAAATAACTCCAATTGAAGAATTATGGAAAAAAGAATTAGAATTACTTAAAAATGAATATTCAGAGTATTTAAGAGAACGAGAAAATCTAATAATGAGTAGTGTCCCCGAAAAAATAAACAATGCGAAAAAAATTAAAAGGAAAATAGTTGGAAAATCTAAAGTATAAATTCTAAAAACTAATAATATAAATTCTAAAAAATAATAATATAAATTCTAAAAAATAATAATATAAATTCTAAAAACTAATAATATAAATTCTAAAAACTAATAATATTAAAAATTTAATACCATTTTTTTAATATGAGTTGTTTATCATTTGTTTTTGACATAACAGGGTGTGCGATTGGAGTATACATTGTACTAACATCTTGTTTATATTTCATATAACCTTCTGCCTCTCCATAAACTTGTTTAATAGAATAATCAAGAACTAAATTATTTAAATCTTGTATTTGTTCTTTAATATTTGTAGATAAGTTTTTAGCATACTGTAAAAATATACTTCTCATAATTATTTTAAGTTCATCACAATTTTGATTACCTATTATATACATTCCGTTTGATTTTTTATATACACCAGCTCGAATCCCATTTTGAATAATTTGAATATTTTTAGAACTAAAGAATGCGTCAGATAATACGGTATTATACCAATTACCTGTCATTGCATCTCTAAAATCAGTACATTCATTCACTGGAATTCTATCTGTCATAGAAAATAAAATATTAGTATCTGGACTTATAATATCTACTCTTCCATTACTATGATTTGTATTCATTATATATAATTCATCATAAAAAATTATATATAATTATTTATATATAATATGACAAATACTTTTCAAAGTATAGTAATGACTATAGCTATTATTTTGCTTATAATATCTTTAATTATTGTAGGTATTTCAATTTATAATACAAAATATAATGTGATGTTTCCACCTGTTATCGCTAATTGTCCTGATTATTGGCAAGATGATTCTGATGGTGATGCATCAAAATGTGTTAATGTGAAAAATTTAGGCACTTGTGATGTTCAAACAATGGATTTTTCTACTAGTATGTGGACCGGAAATAATGGTTTATGCAATAAAGCTAAATGGGCTAAAGCATGTAATTTAACTTGGGATGGTGTAACAAATAGTTCAGTTAATTGCAGTGATAATAATATATAAATATTATTCTCTAGTTATTTTCAAAGCATTTCTAATTATATTTATTAATTATTTAACATAAAAATAACTTTTTAAATAATTAATAATGGATCAGATAAACTTTAATAAGATATTAAATAGAGAGATTATTGCTAATCAAATAAAAGATATTTTAATAAATTTCCAAAAAAATAAATCAAATCTTCTCGAAAAAAGAGGTATTTATATTTATGGAGCACCGGGAAGTGGTAAAACACAATTTATTATATCTATACTTAATGAATTAGATTATGATATTATAAAATATGATGCTGGTGATATTCGTAATAAGTCTATTATTGATAACATAACAAAGCATAATATAGCTGATAAAAGTGTTATTAGTTTATTTCAAAAAAAGGCTAAACCTATTGCTATTATAATGGATGAAATTGATGGAATGAATAATGGTGATAAAGGAGGTATTAACTCACTTATTAAATTAATTAGGCCTAAAAAAACTAAAAAACAAAAAATGGAAGAAATTACATATAATCCAATTATCTGTATTAGTAATTATCATATTGATAAAAAAATAAAGGAATTAATGAAAGTATGTATTTCATTTGAATTAAAAACACCAACTATTGATAACATTCAAAATATTATTAATATAACTATGCCTGATATAGATCATATTTTATCTAAAAATATAATTAATTATATACAAGGAGATTTAAGAAAATTATCTTCAATTTATAGTATTTATAATAATCATTACAGTATTTTAAAAAATGAAATTATTCAAAATATTTTTAAACCAAAATCATATAATGAGGATACTAAAGAGATAACAAAAAAATTAATTAATAATAAATTTAGTATAGATGAACACTTAATAATTATGAATGAAACGGATAGAACTATTGTAGGTCTTCTTTGGCATGAAAATATAATTGATGTTTTGAATAAATTACCAAAATCACAATCAATACCATTTTATTTAAATGTACTTGATAATATATGTTTATCTGATTATATAGATCGTATCACATTTCAAAAACAAATATGGCAGTTTAATGAAATGAGTTCTCTAATAAAAACATTTTATAATAATAAAATATTTCACGATACATTTAGAAAAAAATCAAATTATAATCCAAGCGAAGTTCGTTTTACAAAAGTTCTAACTAAATATAGCACAGAATATAATAATTATTTATTTATTCAAAATCTATGCCAACAACTTGGTCTTGATAAAAAAGATACATTTTCTTTCTTCTTGAATTTAAGAAATAATTATAATGATGAAGAAATATATTGTATGTTTGAATCATATGATATTAATAAATTAGATATTAACCGTATATATAGATATATTGATAAATATACAAAAAAAGATTGTGAGGATTATGATGATTAAAAATAATACTATAAATAATAAATAATATTGTAAATTATTTATTATTTTGATTTTTTTTATAAGTTAATATATTTATTTTTTAACAACTTCATACCATTCTTCATCAACATATGGAATATAAAAACTAGGTTGAAAAGTAGTTATTCCTAATCTATTATTTTTAATTTGTTCCATGTCATAACTCTGTCTTTCTTTAAACTCATTATACATCTTAGTATGTTTTTCTTTTTGTAAACTTTCATATGCTTCACGATTAAATGGAGCATTTTGGTCCGAAAATAATGAATTTCGTTTATTATACCAATCTTGAACTTGTTTAGAGTCCAAGTTTACTTTACGATGTTGCATATATTGTTCAGGACTATCATAATATAATGTATTCGGATTACCTAGTTCAACATTATTGTCCGTTTTTTTAATTTGATAACCTTTATTATCACAATTAGTACGTGTATCTACTACTGAAAATAAACGAAGACTGTCAAATGTTCCTACCTTAAATGGATATTTAACTCCTGTTATAGCATTTACTATATACATTTCTTGATTATTCGATGGATAATATAACCTACGTCTATTTAAACTCTTAACATTTTTTTTGTTTTCTACTTGAACAACATCAAGATTCATATCTTCAAAATTTTGGCTCGGCATAATTCAACTTATATTATTTATATTAATATAGTTAATATTCTCTTTATGTCTTTTATTTATTTTAATAATTATATATTATACAATATTATATTGTTGATGTATTATTTGTATCTGTTTCAGAATTATTTATAATTTCATTTATTTTTAATTTTATATTTTCATTATTTTCATTATTTTCATTATTTTCATTATTTTCATTATTTTCATTATTTTCATTATTTTTTAATTTTCTAGAAAGTTCTTCTATTATACTATCTTTGTTTTTTACTTCTATCATTAAATTTGAAATATTATTATTTAATTCTTTAATAAATTCACCAACCTTTACTAATGTTAATACTTCTTGAGTATCATTGTTCTTTTCAAATATAGTAGTTTCTTTTATAACATTTAATATATTTTCATGTAATTCTTTATATGTTCTAATTTCAAGAATTTTATTTTTAAGTTCATTCGATAAATTAATTATATTTTCTTGTTGCTCTTGTATTAATTGAATTGTTTCATTTATTGAAAGTTGTTTTGTTTCATTATTGCTCGTTTTTAAATATAAAATTTTATTATTATTATGTTGTTCTAATTGTATTCTACGTTTTTCTTCTATTTCTACCATTTGTTTTAAAACATCAGGTTTCATATTTATATTTCCTGGTTCATAGTCTTTTAATAATTGGTCTAGTCTATTCATATAAAAGTCTCGTATCTCAGGGTCTTCTATAAAAAATTCTACCTTTTTATCAGTTTCTTTAACAAAATTTGGATGAGGATTTATTAATAATTTTTTTTTATCAAATGAATTATGATCATGTGAAAAAACTAAAATAGTTTGGGCTGTATCAAGTTGTACGAATGCTATTGTATAATTT